ATCAGACGCAGTTGTAGTGGACAAAGAAATAAATATTATGGCTATGTTTGTAGAAATAATAGGGAGTATCAAATGAGTCATCCAGACGGAGGAATTCCACAACAACCACAACAATTAGATATATCAAAAGCTGACACTATTGTTTGTGACGAGTGTGGAAACGCATCTTTCATACCAGCTTTCTTTTTAAAGAAAATATCCGCATTGATGTCACCAACAGGACAAGAGGCAATAGTTCCAATACAAGTTTATAGTTGTGGAAATTGTGGAATAGTTCCACAAAAAATGTTAGAGTCTTCAGGTATGTCAAATGAATCCAACGGATAAAAAGTATAAAGAATATAAACTTCAATTTCATAAAAATAAAATAACTTGGGATAATCCCATAGGTAATTATATCCAAGGTGATTGGGATACACCACATATGGAATTTCAAGCAGAAATAACTTGTCGTAGTGGTGGTCATATATTGGAGTGTGGATTTGGTATGGGTATCAGTGCAAACCATATCCAAAGACAGAATATCAAATCTCACACCATCATAGAATTAAATGATGAAATATACAATAGAGCAGTTGAGTGGTCAAAAGATAAACCAAACACAAAAATTATTCACGGAGATTGGAAGACTATTGAATTAGATGAAAAATTTGATTCTATATTTTTTGATGCTATTGAACAAACACCAACAGACTTTGTTGGTAGACTACAATTCCCAATATTAATATTGAGATTTTGTAAAGTTGGGACTAATATTACAATGTATAACCACGTAGGATTCGCTGGTGAACCTAAAACACTTTGGACTAATGGACTATTTCAAGATGAGTTAATTTATCACAAATTAACTTTAAGTAGTGAGCAAAGAAAAATAATGCTTAATAATGATGATGAGACATTCTCTAAAAAAGACAAGTATATATATGTAAATGACTACTATTTACCAGAATGGATTATTACTGAACAAGACACAGAGGATAAATTTAAAAAGAGACTAAATGATATTCACAAAAAATAGTATAATTAAAGACAATCATATCGTAATGCACGATTGGGAAGACCTGATGATGAAAAAACACGCTGAAATAGTTTGTCAAAATGGTGGGGATATTTTAGAAATTGGATTTGGTATGGGAATAAGTGCAGATTATATTCAATCATACAACATAAAATCACATACAATAATTGAAAACGATAAGAAAATTTATGAAAAATTATTAGAATGGTCAAAAGATAAACCAAATGTTAAAACGATATTTGGGGATTGGATTACAAATCTACCAGAGAAAAAGTTTGACGGAATATTTAGAGATACTTGGGGAGAATTCTTAGGTAAAAAAGTTTTTCCATTAAAAATACTAAATGTATGTAAAGTAGGAACCATTGTGACATTTTTTAACAATACTAACGATAAAAAAACTATGTATGGTGTGGATAAGTGGGGAGCACCATTTCTTAAGAATAAAGAGTTAAAGTTTTACAAGGTTGATATAAAAATACCAGATTATGTTAACTATTTACCTAATTATAATAGAGATAGATACTATGTTCCGGAATGGGTCATAGACAAAACAGATACTAAGGAAAAGTTTGAATCAATACTATTACATAGGATAAACAAATGAAGGGTTGGGACCACAAAAGTTTTGATATTTTTGATGACATCAAAAACAGAATAGACACTACACATAATTGTGTTGGTGGAGACAAAAGTGAAAAAATTGACTATAAATTTAATGAACTTGGATTTCGTGGAGATGATTTGAAAACATATGAATCTGCAAAGAAAAAGTTTTTAACATTTGGTTGTAGTCATACTTTTGGTGTAGGAAATGAATTAGAAAACACTTGGGCACAACTAATTTCAGATAGAACTGGTCATAGTTATATGAATTGTGGAATACAAGGGACATCAAATGATACGATATCAAGGTCGGTTTTATCTTTTACAGAATACTTAAAGCCAGATTTTGTTATTGTTTTACATACTTATCCACATAGACAAGAATATACCACATCAGATGGTAGAAAATGTTCTTATAAACCAGACGGAAAATGGGATTTCTGGGAAACAAAAGAGGGTAATGAAATACACGATAGCATTACATCCATACAAAATGATGAAAATGATTTAGATAATTTACATAGAAATAAAATGTTAATTTATTATTATTTAAAGTCTCTAAATATTCCATTACTACAATATGAATTAGAGGACTACTTGGATTTACAAACAGACAATGATTTAGTTGGAAGTGGACACGCTGGAATACAAACAAATAAAGACTTTTCTATTAAAATTATAAAGGATTGGATAAAGTTTGTCTAATTTATATTTATATATAGGAAAAAAACTATGTCAGTAAAAACAAAATCAGAACAATATTATAATTACATTACAGGAAGCACCGGTTGGCCAACAAACACGAATGTTGGTATCGTATCTGGATTAGACTATATTGTTGAATCGGGTTCCAATGACATTTATTTTATAGAACAAAATACTAATGTTTTCTTTGCTGGTAGATACATAGACTTACAAAATGAACTTTATCACAAAATTTCAAATTATGTAGCATCGCAAAGTTGTAATACTTGTTATGTTTACGGACACCCAGGTAATGAAGACTTTGGTGTTAATCCACCACTTGCACATCAACCATTAATTAGTTCAAGTTTTGCAAGACACAATATACCAGTCAACTTTGAATATAATGATGACACATCAGTAAGTTATTTTTCTCAAAGAGGACAAGACCAATACTCAGGTAGTTTTCATTTATGGATTCAAACACCTTGGTATAGTGATGATGCTTTACTGGATATGACGAGTGGTTCATTTAACAAAAATACTTTCAGAACTTTATTATCAAATTCACCAGCGAGTTCATCATTAATTCCTTTATTTAATACATCATCATACACTGATAATGTTGAGTATCCTGATTTTGTAGCAAAGAAACCAAACACGGATGCTGGATTATTTGTCAATGGATTAAATTTTTATTCATATCATCCAAATAGTTCAAGTTATCAAAATGAAGTTGATAGTGGTTCATTGATAGAATCATATATTGTTCAAAGTGGTAGTCATATGGACGGGTTCTCTTATTTAGATGTTGGTAAAATTACACATATGTTAACACCAACAGAACAAGTTTATTTAGGAAATTCTGACCAAGAAGTTGGACACAAAACTTCTATACAAAAATGGAATTTAGTTGAAAAAGGAGACCAGTGGAGAATAAAACCTATAATGGGTAAGACAGCAGCTAGTGGTAGTTTAGTTAAAATGTATGACGGAAGTGAAAAACAAATACAAGATGTGGAAGTAGGTGATGTAGTGAAATCTTATCAACCATTAGGTATGCCAGATGAAACTATGGATTATGTTTCATACACCACAACAGATTTAAGTGGTTCTTATGATTCAGGTTCCATTGTAGTTGAGACCTACTCGGATATGCCACTTACATTTTTTGGATATTATCTTTTGAATGGAAGTATAAAGATTCCACTACAATCAAAATCATCAGACTCATATTATTTTGTAAAACAAAGTGGAACTTGGGGTTGGAGAAACCCACATCAAATAGCAGTGGGTGATTACTTTTTAGAAGAAGACGGAACTGAGTTAGAAATCACATCAAAAACAGAAGTTCAGCAAGATTTAGATTGGTATTCATTAGATGTTGAAGATATTGATACATACTTTTCATCAAATATATTAGTTCACAACTTACCACCAAAATGTTGTTTTGTTAAAGGAACTAAAATAACAATGAGAGATTATTCTCAAAAAAATATTGAAGATGTTGAAATAGGAGACTTAGTATTAACTTATGATATAGAAAACAAAGAGTTAGTAAATAATGTGGTATTGGCAACAAGTTCACCAGTAAATAAAAACTTTGTAAGAATCACTTTTGAAGATGGAACCATCAACGAAAATGTTTTAGACCACCCATATTGGGTGGTTGATAAAGGTTGGTCAAGTGTTAGACCAGATTGGACAAAAGAAACTCATAAAATGGATTGTGAACAATTAAATGTTGGTGATGTATGTTTGAAATCTATTGAGGATGATAAAGTCTTAGAACAAAAAATAACTAAGATTGAAAAGTTTGACAAGGAACAAATAACATACAATTTAACAATTGAAAATACTGAAAACTATTTTGCTAACGATATATTAGTTCATAATAAATTTCCAGGTTGTGGAGGTTTGGGTAGATGTTTCATAGGACATACGATGATTACACTATCAGACGGAACATATCAAAGAATTGAAAACTTAAAACCAGGTGATGAAATCAAAACATACAATGTTGAAACTGGTAAATTAGAAAATGAAATAATTGAAATGATTACCGCAATCAGACACGATAACTTAGTTACATATAAACTTGACAACAACACAAAGATTACTGCAACACTTGACCACCCATTTTTTATCGCGGGTGATTCATATGTAGATTCAGATTATAGACCACTGACAATCGGAGACAAAGTTAAAAATGATGAATTAAACATATTAGAAGTGGTAGAGATAGAATTAAATCAAGGTGTTGAAGTTACATACAATATAGAAAAAACTCGTAATGGTAATTATTTTGCGAATAAGGTTTTAGTATCAGATGAATCAGAAATCCCTTTTACATAACGATAATTTCAAGTGGTATTTAGTAAGAGATAATTTCTTATCAAAGACTGAATGTCAAGAAATAATAAGTATTATTGATGAAGAGTCTCAACAAATAGACACTTGTGGAGCACAAGTTGTAAAATTAGACAATGAGAAATACTTAGATAAAGTTTGGAAAGTAATGAAACTATCTAACGATATTCATTTCAAATTTGACATTGATAGTATTCAATTACAGGAGGGGAAGTATTACAAGTCTGGAACTTACAAAGAACAAAATACTCTACACTCAGACTTCGCAGCAGGACCAGGTAGATTAGTTGATACAACTACAAAACTAACATCAGTTGTATTCTTGAATGATGATTATTGGGGTGGTGAACTTGAAATTTGGGGAGATAAGATAGAGTCTCAACAGGGAAGAATAGTTATATTTCCAGCTTTTGCAGCACACAAAGTCTCACAATTTTACGACAAAGACAGATACACAATGTTAACTTGGATACAAGGAAATACTTTTAAATGACATTAATTAAAAACGAAGACTTTAAGTTTTACATACAGATTCCTAATTTTATATCAGATGATAAATGTGATGAACTGGTAAAAGATATTAGTGAAAGTGAAGTTATGTTAAAGGGTGGAGTTCGTGTAGATGATGAACAAAACTTAGGAGTAGATGAAAAGTTTAGAAAAACTTCCGAGTGGTATTTATGTGAACAACCACTTACGAATCAAAGACCGGACAAACCAAACAAAGATTGGAAATCACTACAAGAAAAGATTTTTTCAATGGCTAAGTTAGTTAATATGAAGTCGTTTAAGTTTGACATTCAAGAGTGTGATGATGAACTAAAGTTAATAAAATATGAGAATACAAACTTTTACACTTGGCATACAGATATGAACTCAGGTAATAGTTCATTAAGAAAGTTAACTGCTATTGTTCAGTTGACGGACCCTAGTGAATATGAGGGTGGGGAACTACAATTTGCACTACAAGACCACGATATGAATTGGTATGAAGTTCCGAAAGAAAAAGGTTCAATCACATTTTTTCCAACATTTTTATCACATAGAGTAAAGCCAGTCATTAGTGGAACACGATATGTATTACAAGAATTTTTTATAGGGAATCATTTCAAATGAACGATAATTTTCAATGGTTTACACACACGCCTTTTTTATCTGATGAACAATGTGATAAACTAATAAAACAATTAAAAGAGGAGACCAATTGGATTTCTGGTTATGAGAACGCAGTTATCGTAAATTCAGACAACAAATCAGATGAAGTTAAAAATGCCAGAACATTTGAGGAGTTGTATGTGTATGGTGATGAGAAATATTCTTGGATAAATAAAAAATTAGAACCATATGTAAAGATATTAAATAATAAAGTATGGAACTTTCAGTTGTCAGATACTCTCAAAGATTTAAAAGCACTAAGATATAAGAACAACGACAAATTTGATTGGCACGCAGATTATGATAAAGGTAAAGAGTCAATCAATAAGTTAACTTGTTTGATTCAGTTGTCAGACGAAAGTGAATTTGAGGGTGGTGATTTACATCTGGCATTTACGAACGACGGACAGTTTTTCAAAACACCGTACAAAAAAGGATATGTGTTGGTGTTTCCATCTTTTGTCAGTCATATGGTTACAGAATTAACAGGCGGAGAAAGATATATTATGAGAGAGATAATTACGGGAGAACCTTTCAAATGAAAGAAAATAATAAATTTAATTTTGTTTTACATAGAGAAAACTTTTTAACTTCAGAACAATGTGATGAACTAATTCAAAAATTTGATGAGTCAAAACCACAAAAGTCAGGTGTGGCAGGAACTTATGAGGGTAGTGAATTAAATGAAAATGTTCGTAAAGTCCAAGAGGTAAGATTAAAAAATGATGTTGTATTATCAGACGGATTCAAATTGACTAAACATATTATTATGGCTTGTGAGATGTCAAACTTAGTCAATTTTAATTTTCATTTAGAAAAACCATATCAATTAGAGGACATAGTGTTGTTAAGATATGAAAATACAGACAAATATGACTGGCATTTAGACATTGGTAAAAATGAGACATCAGTAAGAAAGATATCAGCGATTATCCAATTAAGTGATGAACAAGATTATGAGGGTGGAGATTTTGAATTTAGTATCGCAAATGATGAGGGTGATGAAAACTACTTCGGAACAAGAAAAAAAGGTTCATTAATATTATTCCCTGCATTTTTAGGACACAGAGTTAGACCAATAACAAAAGGTGTAAGATATTCAATAGTCACTTGGATATTAGGAGATGCTTTTAAATAATTTACATTTTGAAGTTCGTATGAACTATTTATTTATATCTAAAGGTTATTCACAATGAAAACAAAAACACTATTTGACCACATAAAACAAATTACTAATGTTCAGAACCAATTGTATTGGGACAACATTACAGATGCGGACAAGAAAACTTGGTCCAATTATATGGTGCATAGATTTTTATCAATGAAAGCCGAGTGGATAGAAGTTGTAAATGAAATACAACAATATTGGGAATTGAAACCAAAAACAATTTATCAATTCTACACCAACATACTACCAAGAGGAAATACATACTTACGATATACCAAATCTAAAAAGAAATCTAAGATTGAAAAGTGGGCTATGGATATATTATGTGATTATTTTGAAGATAGTTCAGAAAATATTGAAAAAACGCTTGACATTATGGGTAAAGATGTCGTATATTCAATTATATCAAAGTATGGTGTAGATGAAAAACAACTAAAAAAAATATGGAGTAAGTAATGATTAAAGACACACCTACAAAAAAAGAAATGGAAATGGTGGACACACAAGATGTCGTAAAATATATGGAGAAAACTTATCCTGAAATGACAGGTGAGTTTCTAAAAATACAAACAGAACAATATGAATTGTTTTGTAGAAAACAATATGACTATGGTCCACAGAATATCGCAGTCGGAACAATTCTAAAAACACCAGAGGATATTAAATTATCGTTGTTAGGATTGTGGTTCAGAATGAACGACAAGATAGAAAGAATGAAAACATTATTGTTGAGAAACGGAGAAAATTCAGTTGAGGGTGAACCCGTAACTGATAGTTTTTCAGATGTGTCAAACTATGGAGTTATGGCACAAGTGGTAGCGAGAGGTAAATGGGCAAAATAAGTTATAGTCAGTTCGCAATGTGGGACAAATGTCCTTACACTTGGAAAGCAAACTATGTGGATAAAGCAGAAACTTTCAAAGGTAATATCTATACCTTATTCGGTAGTGCTATCCACGAAACTATTCAAGCATATTTAGTATGTTATTACGAACGAACAATCAAAGAGGCAGACGCCTTACCACTTCACGATATTCTGATATATCGTATGAAAGAATTGTATAAAGAATCCAAAGAAAGATATGGTGACGGATTTGAAGTGGACCAGAAAGAAATGATTGAGTTTACTAATGACGGATTCGCTATCATTGATGAGTTCTTGAAGAGAAAAGGTAGTCATTTCAAAAAGAAAGATACTGAGTTAGTCGGTATTGAGATGAACTTAAATTACAAACTACCAAAGAATATGAGATTCGTAGGATTTATGGATGTTGTTCTACACGACAAAAAAACTGGTCGTATGAAAGTTATTGACATCAAATCATCTACTATGGGTTGGAACAAGTATATGAAAGCCGATAAGAACAAAACCAATCAGTTGTTATTGTATAAACACTTTATGGCAAAACAATTAGAAATATCAGAAGATAAAATAGATGTTGAATACTTAATATTAAAGAGAAGATTATACGAAAATATGATGTATCCACAGAAAAGAATCCAGGCATTCTCACCTGCGAGTGGAAAACCAAGTGTTAATAAAGTTATGAATAGGTTACAAGAGTTCATAGATGAGTGTTATGATGACAAAGGTAAGATTATTGCGCACGACTATGAAAAATGTGAAAAGCACAAGAAGTGCAGAAGTTGTAAGGATTTAGAATGATAACACCAGTATTAAGATTAAAATTATCAGATTTTTTAGGGACTGAGTATGAGAAAGAGGTTTTAAATAAGTTACAAGAAATAAATAACTTAGATTTTTTTACAGCTTTTCCAGTCTATTTGTGGTATGATAGAGACAATGATAGAGTTGACCTTAGTCGTTTAAAAGATTTTATTGTAGAGTGGGAGAGTAGGGGTGATTTTAAAAGTAAGACTATTATTGTCCCTGAATTTTTTGATAGATTTAGAGACTTTATATGGTATGATATAATTCCAAAAAATTGTCCTAGCACGCAATATTCAAGATTTAGCTATCGTTATGTAGACCCAAAGACTGGTATCCTTGATGGGTTAGATGACTTTATAGAAATGTATAAATTCACAATCAGAGAAAAACCAATTAGAAAACAAAAAAGAAATGATTATGAAGATAGCAATCATAGGTAGTAGAAACTACACCAACAAAACTCAAATAAAAAACTTTATGTTCAGATTAAAAATGGAATATAAAGATATGGAAATCGTTAGTGGTGGTGCCAAAGACGGAGCAGATAAATACGCAAAGAAATTCGCATTAGAATTTGGTTTAGATTATTCAGAGTTTCCACCACAACACGAATCACACAATCAACATTGTATTTTAGAAGCATATAATTATGGTAAACCATATAATGTTGGATACTATCACAAACGAAATAAAGATTTAGTAAACTATTCAGACAAAGTTGTAGCATTTATCAAAGATGATATTATTACTAATGGGACTAAATCAGCATTAGAATATTGTAAAAAAATAAATAAAAAATTCGTTATTTTGAGTTGAGGTTGATATTTATATATACATATATACAAGGAAAATATGAAAGAAGATAAATTAACATCAGTAAAAGTCATAGATGAATTATATAAAAAGTTTAGAGAAAAATCTATCGTGGATGATTTTACTTTACAAAAACTTGTTAATAGAAGTTTAGATTTATTTGTTTATGATGAAGAGTTTGCTAAAAAAGTTCTTGATTATAAAGAACTTGAAAAAAGTGGTTCAAAATATTAATTAAAATATAAAGGGTTATATGAAAAAATTAAAGTTACCAAAGTTAAAAAGTGTTTCAAGTGATAAGAATTTTGAGACTAATGATGAGTGGGTAGACTCAAAGTCAACAAAACATAAGAAAAAGAAAATTTTATTATTATCAGATGACTTGAGAATGTCAAGTGGTGTTGGAACAATGTCAAGAGAATTTGTTCTTGGGACTATTGATATATTTGATTGGGTTCAAGTGGCTGGAGCTATTAAACACCCAGACGCAGGTAAAGCGGTTGATTTATGTGAGAGCACTAGAAAAGAAACCGGTGTTGCAGACGCATATCTTAAATTATATCCAGTTGATGGTTATGGTAGTCCTGAGTTGGTGAGAGAATTATTGATGGTGGAAAAGCCAGACGCAATCCTACACTACACGGACCCTAGATTTTGGCAGTGGTTGTATCAAATGGAACACGAGATAAGACAAAATATACCAATCTTTTATTACAATATTTGGGACGATTTACCTTACCCAAGATGGAACGAACCATTTTATGAAAGTTGTGATTTGATTATGAATATTTCAAAACAAACGCACAACATTGTTCAAAATGTATGTCAGAAGAAACCAAGAACAGATTGGGATTCAACTTATGTTCCACACGGAATTAGTGAAAAGTTTTTTTATCCGGTGAAGAACGAAAAAGAGAGATTGGAAATGAACAAAATGAAGTCTCAATTGTTTCAAGGTAAAGACATAGAGTTTTGTTTATTTTATAATAATCGTAACATAAAAAGAAAAATGACTTCTGATGCAATTTTATCATTTAAAACATTTGCGGATAAACTTCCAAAAGAAAAAAGAGACAAGACAGCTTTTGTATTACATACTCAACCAACTGACCAACACGGAACAGATTTGCCAGCAGTTGTTCAAGAATTGTGTCCTGACTTAAATATTATATTTTCTACACAAAAACTATCACCACAACATCTAAATTATTTGTATAATATCGCAGATGTAACAATCAATATTGCATCCAATGAGGGATTTGGATTAGGAACTTGTGAATCATTGATGAGTGGAACACCAATTATTGTTAATGTTACGGGTGGTATGCAAGACCAATGTGGATTTAAATTAAAAGGTAAGCACATTACCTACAAAGATTATGCAGATATTCACTCACTACACGATTGGAGAAAGTGGGAAAACAACAAAGACTTGACTCACGGAGAGTGGGTAAAACCAGTATGGCCTAAAACTCGTTCTTTACAAGGTTCACCACCAACACCATATATTTTTGACGATAGAGCAGATTGGATAGAGGTCGCAGATAAAATTCAAGAGTGGTATGAAATGAGTGAAGAGGAAAGAAAAGAGTGTGGTTTTAAAGGACACGAATTTGTTTGCAGTGATGAGTCTATGATGAGTGCTCGTTGGATGAATAAAAATTTTACAGACCATATGAACACTGCTTTTGATAAGTGGACCAAAAGAAAAAGATACACATTAATCAAAACAGACGATGAACAAAAAGTTTTGTCAAGTGGGGAGAAAAAGATTAACTTACCTAAATTGGATAAGAGGGGATAATATGATTAATACTAAACCATTAATATTAGTAACAGGACCAGTTACAACGAGAAGTGGATACGGAAATCACGCAAGAGATATTTGTCAAGCATTAATAGAGTCAAATAAATATGATGTTAGAATAAATAAATGTCGTTGGGGAAATACACCGATGAACGCTCTTGAAAAGGGTAATCCAGTTCACGAAGCCATAAGTCAAAGATTTCTTAGTGGTCCGAACTTAGAAAGACAACCAGACTTACATTTACACGTGGTTGTTCCAAATGAATTTCAACCAATAGGAAAGAAAAATATCGGTGTGACCGCAGGTATAGAACACACTATTCCACCTGCCTACTGGCTTGATGGTGTTAATCGTATGGATATGACTATTTGCACTTCTGAATTTACAAAAAATTCATTTGAGGGTATTGAGTTTGATAAAGTTGACAAGAAAACTAATCAACCCATTGGTAAATTAAAAGTTGAAAAACCATTGGAAACTTTATTTGAAGGAGCAGACCCAAATTTATATAAAGAAACCAAAGAATTTTCAACCGAATTAGTAGAGAGTTTTTCTCAAATTAAAGAAGACTTTTGTTTCTTATTTGTAGGACACTGGTTGAGTGGTAATATGGGTGAGGATAGAAAAGATATAGGAATGTTGATTAAGGTATTCATAGAGACTTTCAAACACTTTGATGAAATGCCAGCATTGATTTTAAAAACAAGTGGAGCTACATTTTCAATCATAGATAGAGAAGAGATTCTAAAGAAAATAAGTGATGTGAAAAAGTCAGTTGCTGGTGATAAATTCCCAAGTGTTTACTTCATACACGGTGATTTTACAGACCAAGAAATGAATCAATTGTATAATCAACCAAAGGTAAAAGCACATATTACTTTTACTCACGGAGAAGGATTTGGAAGACCATTGTTAGAGGCAACTTTTAGTGGTAAACCGGTTATTGCACCATTTTGGAGTGGACAAGTTGATTTCTTAGACGCAAATTATAGTGTTGAACTTCCAACTACAATGACAAAAGTTCCAGCAGGCGCATTTCCAAAGGAATATGGTAATCCTGAAGCGGAATGGGCAACCGTAAATTATAGTATCGCAAGTCAGATTATGAAAGATGTGTTTAACAATTACAAAAAATATGAACTTCGTGGTAAAAAACAAATGATAGTAAATAGAGAAAGTTTCACACACGAAGCTATGAAAGATAAGTTGGTGTCAATAATAGATGGTATGTTAACGAGTGTTCCACAACAAGTGAAGTTAAAATTACCGGAACTAAATAAGAAATCAGAAAAGATTTCCAAAGATAAGATTAATCTACCTAAATTAAAGAGAGAGGTTTAGTATGGCAGAAGTTAAGATAACTTGTCCTAATTGTTTTAATACAGAGATGTGTTTTGAGGACAAATTAGAAATTGAGGATTTCAGTAGTTATATGTGTTTTAATTGTGGATTTAATAGTAACTCACTATATGTAACAGACTCAGAGGAATTAAAAAAAGTAAAGGAGTTGTCTACTGAGTTAGTTAAAAGTCTTAGTTTTTATGATTATGATAGAAAAATACATTGGTTTCCAACCATTTTAAATATGGGTAAATTAGGAATAATATATCCTGAGGGAACAAAAGATAATTGGATGTGGAAATTTGCGAGAGTTCGTGAGTTAACAGAGGAAGAGAAAAAAGACCCAAAATATGGTGGTCACGAACATACATTGGATATGAATAACGCTGATGAGTATAGTCAATATGAATTTTTACAGGCGTGTAAAGATATGGGAATTATTAAAAACATATGAAAAATACCACTTGGACAACTGTAAAAGGGGGACAAATACTTACTTTCAGATATCAATCTGAGGGTGATGTTAGAGGATTCAAAAGAACAATAATTTGTCTTGACCCGAAATATGAATACAGAAAAAAATCAACAGGTAGAATTGTTAACTTAGTTGTTGGTTTGGAGGTGAAACACCAACTTAAAGGTTCTATTTCACCAACTAAGTTAAAAAAGTTATTTGAAATACTAGGGGCGACTTCAAAAGATATTCAAAATAAAAATTTAAATGAGACACAAGTTCTTCAGGAAACTTATTTTGGTTTGAAAGGTTTCTTAAAAGCAGAACCAATATTCAAAACTTATTTATTAAGAAAATGTAGAAAGTATAGGGTGTTCTTAGAGAATAATTTAGATGGATTAAATGAATTACAAGTTAAAAAGGTGGTGAACAGGGTAATGAAAGAGGGAAGTGTTGAGGTAGATAGTGAGAATTAGTTATGCTATTACGGTTTGTTATGAATACGACGAACTAAAAAAATTGGTTTCATTCTTAAAAGATAAAATAAGAGAAAATGATGAGATAGTAGTTACTTTTGATAGGCAAGGTGGGACATCAGAGGTTAGAGATTATTTATCTAAAAATGAAAATACACTAAAATGGTTTCAGTTTGATTTCAATAAAGACTTCGCAGAGTTAAAAAACTTTAGTAAATCAAAATGTTCAGGTGATTACATATTTCATTTAGACGCAGATGAAATACCAAATGAAATATTATTAAAACAATTACCACAAATACTAGAGATAAATGATGTTGATTTACTTTGGATACCAAGAGTCAATATAGTTAATGGACTGACGGACGAACATATTAAAAAGTGGGGATGGCAAGTTAGTGAAAAAGGTTGGGTCAATTTTCCAGATTATCAATCAAGAGTTTTTAAAAATGAAGAGAGTATACTTTGGTCTGGTAAAGTTCACGAGATGATACAAGGTGCAAAAACCTATTCACATTTACCACCACACGAGGAACTATCTTTATATCACGAGAAAGAGATTGAACGACAAGAAAAACAAAATAACTTATATGGGGAGATATCATAATGAATATATTAGTTACAGGTGGAGCAGGTTTTGTAGGAACAAACCTAATCAAAAGATTATTAAAAGACGGACACAATGTTGTAAGTCTTGATAACTATTCAACAGGAACAGAAGACAATCACCAAGAGGGTTGTGAGTATCACAATGTTGATATTAGAGACGCATTTGATTTTGATTTCTTTATGGAGAAACCAGATGTGATTTATCATTTGGCAGCACTTCCAAGGATACAACCTTCATTTGAGTATCCTGCATTGACTATGGAAATTGGTATGTTGGGAACTATGAACATTTTAGAGTGGGCAAGAAATAAAGATTGTAAAGTAATTTACGCAGGTTCATCATCAGTTCATAGTGGACATTATGAAAATCCATACACATTTTCAAAAGTAATGGGAGATGAACTTTGTATGGCTTACAAACATATGTTTTCAGTTGACTCTAAAATTTGTAGATTTTACAATGTATATGGTCCACACCAACTAACAGAGGGAGAATATTGTACGGTAATAGGTATATTTGAAAAACAATATGAAGAGGGAGTTGAGTTAACAATAACGGGAGATGGAGAACAAAGAAGAGACTTTACTCACGTTGATGATATTGTTGATGGATTAATTTTAACTTCCGAAAGTGAAGACTTTGACTTAGATTTTGTTGAACTTGGAAGAGGAGAGAATCATTCTATCAATGAATTAGCAAAAATGTTCGGTAGTGGATATACCTACATACCAGCGAGACCAGGTGAAGCGAGAGTCACTCTTTGTGATACATCAATCGCTAAAAAGTCTATCGGTTATGAACCAAAAGTTAATTTAAAAGATTATATAAAAGAGGTTACGAGTGAATAAAAACTTGGTTTATATGGTCGCAATAGACCACGATAAATCACAATACAAACATTCAGACTTTTCACAATTTTCAGTTAAGTCTTGGGAGTATTGGTGTAAAAAAAATAACGCTGATTTACACATAGTTACCAAACACAAAAAAGAGTATGGATTTCCTATTTGGAATAAACTTGATGTTTGTGAAGTTGGTAAAGGTTATGATAAGATTGCGATAGTTGATTGTGACACTATGATTAAGTGGGACGCTCCTAATATTTTTGAACAAATTGGAACTGGTATTTATGGAATAAATGACACCGCAAACTTACGTTGGGTATATGATAGTGTGAATAATTATGGTGATGAGTTTTTTCCAAATTTTGAAATGAATTTAGAAAAATATATAAATGCAGGTGTTGTTTATCTTGATAATGGTTCACTATCGGTTTATGATAAGTTAAGAGACTTTTATTTTAAGAATAAAGAAAAACTTGATAGTTGGAATAGGGGTGGTGGAAAAGAGCAAACATTATTTAATTTTGTTTTACAGACTAATGATTATGATGTTAAATTATTACCACCGATTTGGAATTTAGTTTCAATGCATAAAACAGAACTATTCGGTTATAATTGGCAAGATGGTGATGATACAACACCATTTTTTATCAAATATGGTTATGTTTGGCATTTTACAGGATTTGAGATAGAAAAAAGATTTAATATGATGAGAGACACTTGGAGATTAACAGAGTCAAAGTATGCATAAGAATTTAGTATTTATAATCGCAGTTAAAAAAGATGGACAACTCAAACCGGAATACGAAATAGGTATTGAGAGTTGGAGAAGATGGTGTAAAAAAAATGACACACAAATGTTTTTATTAGAGGAACCAGTCTTACCAATGGAGGATATGCACATTATCTGGCAAAGATATTTCTTGTTTGATATTTATGACGCAAACGAGATTAAGGCAAATCAAACTTTAATGGTTGATGCGGATACAATTATTCATCCAGATTGTCCAAACTTTTTCAATGAAACAGAGAATAAGTATTGTTTAGTGCACGATGATGGAAGTTATGATTGGGTGTTAAGAGGTATGGAACACTATTCAAAATATGTTTATGGTGGGGATTGGTTTAATTTTTGGGAATATGGAAATAGTGGATTTCAAATTGTGAATGACTCACACAGAGATTTCTTCAAATATATGAGAGACTTCTATGAGGAAAATAGAGAGAACATACAATCTATACAATCTAATTTTGGAATAGGGACAGACCAAACACCACTGAACTTTAATTTAAGAAAACGAAATGTTGATGTAAAACTACTTCCATACAGATATAATATGGGTTGTATGTTAAAAAAAGAAATCATAGCAGATGACTTTTTGTTTACTAAGTTAGGTTGGATATATCATTTTAATGGACTACCAAACAAAGACCAATCAGTTCCATTGTGGATGAAAAAAACATTTAGGTATTTATATGATTAAAGTTCATTTAATAGGACACGGAAAATGGGGAGCGGTTATTGATAATGCGATTAATGACCTGAAATACATTCAGTGGACTGATTCAAAAGACGCAGACTGGATTATATTATCAACACCAAATGATTTACATTATGAACAAGTTTCTTACTGGTTGGGACAAGGCAAAAATGTATTTTGTGAAAAACCACTAACACTAACTTATAAATCAACAAAAGAATTGTTTGATTTTGCAGATACTATGGGTGTGAGATTATACATAGATGATGTATTTACTTGGAGGGATGATTATGATATCTACTCTGATGTAAACCATTTCGTTTGGACTAAACCAAATCAGAAAGACAAGAATTATATTGATAGGATGGCGTATCATCACTTTTATATGTGGGTTCTTGATACAGACTTTGAAATAAGAGACATCACAGGTGAACCAAATGACTTTAAAATAGAATTAGAAGACGGGAGAACAGCAGAATTTTTCTATGGATATAGTTCTCAAGTGGTTCATTTCGTCAATAACGAGGATATGACGAATAATCAAAATAATCCATTAAGAACAATGTTTGAATTTTTATTTTCAGGTTCTGGTAATTATGAATTGAATAAAAAGTTAACATTAAATGCCACTAAATTATCAGAACAAGTCAAAAAAACATTATGGCCAAAAGCATTAGTTGTGGGTGGGGGAATATTTGGAACCACATCAGCAGTCGCATTGGCAAATGATGGGTATCAAGTAGAACTACACGAGGAACTTGAAGATGTAATGATGGCAGCATCTGACATTAATCAGTATAGATTACATAAGGGTTATCATTATCCACGAAGTAAAGAAACCGCACAAGAGTGTTTGAAAGGATTAAAGACATTTAAAAGAAAGTATGAAAGAAGTGTTGTGAATGGAGATATAGAACATTATTACGCAATAGCATCTGAAGATTCAAAAGTATCTGAATTTGAGTATCTAGCATTCTTAGATGATTTGGAATTACCATATGAAAGAGTTAAACCACTACCAAACACAGATGTTACAATTAAAGTAGAGGAAGAATTATTTGACAATTATAAGTTGTATGAGTCAGTTAGAGATAAATTATGGTCAAGTGGAGTAGAGGTTTTGAAAAACAAAACAACAACCAAAGATGACTTCAAAGGTTTTGATGTAGTTGTGATAGCAACTTACGCAAAGTTAAATGATTTACTTGATAAAAAGAAAAGATATCAGTATGAATTATGTGAGAAACCAGTCGTTAGATTACCACGAAAATATCAGGGTAAAAGTATTGTGATTATGGACGGACCATTTATGTGTTTGGACCCATATGGACAAAGAAATCACGTGTTGGGTAATGTGAAACACGCAATCCATACTTGGAACGAGGGGACTGAACCATTTTGGGAACATAAATATACAAAGTATTTGAATAAAGGTGTGATAGAAAATCCAGAACACACTAAAATAGATAAGTTTATAGAAACAGGTAAAAAGTTTTTTAAAGATTTTGACAAATTAAAACACATAGGTTCTATGTATACCATTAGAACCGTACTGGCAAATAGAGACCACGACGACGCAAGACCAACATTAGTTAATCACGAGGGAGACAATGTTTGGAGTTTGTTTAGTGGTAAAATAGATACTTGCGTTGACGCAGCAAACGAACTAATAAGGAGAATCAATAATGATTAAAATTAAAAAAGGGAAAAAATATTTAATAACCGGTGGAGCAGGATTTCTTGGTGGAGAATTGATAGAGAGAATTCTTCAACAAGGTGGAGATGTTATCACGGTTTCAAGAAATGAAGGTAAGTTAATAGAATTAAAATCTAAATATAAAGATAGTAATTTAGAAATCCACACGGGTGATATTTGTGATGACTTTACATTACCAAGATTGATGAGAGGAATAACAGGTGTATTTCATTTAGCAGCATTCAAACACGTTGGATTAGCAGAAACACAAGGTAGAGAGTGTATCAAGTCTAATGTGATTGGTAGTATGAATGTATTGGAAGAAGCAGTCAAAAATGATGTAGAGTTCGTTATCGGTATCTCAACAGATAAAGCAGCTCAAGTTACAGGAACATACGGAGCAACAAAATATCTTATGGAAAGAATGTTTACACAATTTGAACAAGATTATCCACAGACTAAATTCAGAATAGTTAGATACGGAAATGTGTTGTATTCAACCGGTTCAGTATTGTGTATTTGGAAAGACAAACTACAAAAGGGTGAAGAAATCATCGTAACGGACCCAAATGCCACAAGATATTTTTGGACACTTGACCAAGCAGTTGATTTAATATTTGATTGTATGGAAAATGCCACCAATAGTGAATTCCATTTCCCAAGTATGAAATCTATGAGTATGGGTGATTTACTTGACGCAATGGCAGAAAAGTATTTACCAGAGGGTCAAGAACTAAAAGTAAAAACAATTGGACTGCAAAAAGGTGAGAATCTACACGAAAAGA